TTAATTGGTGCGGTTGATATCTACGTTAATTGATGGCGTCGATAAGCAGTAATGCTTATTTGTAACTGGGTGAATTCGGTGAACCTCCTAACTGTCAGGCCGGACAGAGGACAATACCGAGCCAAGCCGAGAAATCGGAAGGTGTAACGACTAGAGGTGAGAGCCTCGTAGGACCAAGCGGTCCGAAGTGCCCAGCCCCTCAAAGTGAGGGTGAAGAGATAGTCTGATCTACCAGGTAACTGGTAGCCTCGAAAGAGGGATGAGAAAATAGCGAGTCTCATTTAACATTGATGCAGTGATTTCGGCAATGTGCAAGTGATTGCAAACCGCTTCCAACGTGAGCGTGATGCGTTTGTGCTTGATCCTGACTACGCTAAGATGGTTGTGCTGCGCCCTTACCAGCAAATCGAATTGGCCAAAACAGGCGATGCCGACAAGCGTATGCTCTTAGTTGAGTACGGCTTGAAAGTGTTGGCAGAAAACGCCCATGGTCTGGCAGCAGACTTGGTTACTTCTTAATCGAAGGTAAACGGAAAGGGCCAGGGAAACTTGGCCCTTTTTTTAAACATGATTCACAAAAGACTATTTAGCGAAAACAAAGATCAAGGCATCACCCGCTACTGGCATGAGAATGCCGAAACTGGCGATGTGACCATTGAGACTGAGCAAGACATCACGGCAGTTATTGAGGCCAACAAGGCCATCTATAACGCCCAAGACGAAAAGGCCAACTGGAAGGGTGAATGGCACTTGGTGGCATCCATCCCCGAAGCGCTTTTTTACAAGATGAAGGCCGAGGGCAAGATCGATGACCAGGAGTATATGAAAAAATGGCTCAACGATTCTGACAATCAATTCTTTAGAACACGACCTGGGAAAGTATGAACTACATTGCAGTCTGCACGCCAGCACGGGACATGGTTCACACCATGTACAGCTACGACTTGGTGAATATGGTCGCGTATCACACACTCAATACAAATGACGCTGTGAGCCTCAAGATCAGTCAAGGCACTCTGATTGCCAATCAGAGGGCAGAGCTGTCACTAGACGCAATGCGCGAGGATTGCAGCCACATCCTGTTTATTGACTCCGATATGCGGTTTCCACAAGACATGATCGGGCGGCTTTTAAAGCATGACCTAGATATTGTGGCGACCAACTGTGCCAGGCGCAGAATGCCAACTGGCCCGACAGCGCAGCTCTACAAAGAGAATGGCGAAAGAGAATTGGTCTGGACCATGCCAGAGTCCACCGGCCTGCAAGAGGTGGGGTCTGTGGGAATGGGCGTGATGCTGATCAAGAAAAATGTCTTTGCGGCGCTGGCCGAGCCTTGGTTTGAAACACCTTGGCGCCATGACAAAAGAGGGTACATTGGTGAGGATGTTTATTTTTGCCAAAAAGCAGCGGCTGCTGGCTTTAAAATATGGATTGATCACGATGTCTCCAAAGAGATTGGACACATTGGGACTTTTGAATTCAAGCACGACCACACCTGGGTGATGAAAGAAATAGAGGCAGCCTAATGGCACTTACTACCTACACAGAATTGAAGGCATCCATTGCAGATTGGCTTAACCGGACCGATCTGACCAATGAAATACCCGACTTCATTAGCCTTGCAGAAGCGCAAATGGAGCGCACCCTGCGCACCAGGCAAATGATTGTGAGGGCCAATGCTTCATTCAATGCTGAATATGGCGCCACGCCCAATGACTTCTTAGAAACCAAGTCCTTTAAGCTGACCGGCACAAACCCGCCCACACCTCTGTCTTTTATGACAATGGATGCGCTAGATGCTGAATCAACAAAATTTACAGCCAGCGGCAGGCCAAGTTTCTTTGGTGTGGTTGGCACTCAATTCAGACTGGTCCCAACACCGGATAGTAACTATCTGACTGAGCTAATTTATTACGCAAAGTTGACAAAGTTATCAAACTCTGTGGCTACAAACTTTTTGCTCGACTCAAGCCCTGACGCATATTTGTATGGATCGCTATTACAGGCCGCGCCATATCTCCAAGATGATGCGAGAATCCAAGTGTGGGCAACGCTGTATGAGCGAGCCTTAAACGACTTGCAAGTGGCCGATGATCGTGGTGCAACATCAGGCGGTGCATTGATAACCCGTGCTAAATCTTTTGGGTGAAAACATGATTGTGACAACGACAAAAGGCGACATGGATGACTCTTTGCTTGAGAAGCGCGAGGGGTCAATTGATAACGATACTGAGACAACAAGTTGGTTAGAATATTGGCTTGATGGCGAATTAGTCCACCGGTCTGTGAATATGATCTTGAAGCGGGGCATTTTTGCCCAGGGCGAAACTCAACAAATTTAAGGAATAAATCATGGCCAATACGCAAGCAATGTGCACAAGTTTTAAGGGTGAGCTGCTGGTCGGCCACCACAACTTTGGCACTGGCGTAATACGCGCTGCCACCACAGCTGACACTTTCAAGGCTGCTTTGTACTTGGCCAGCGCCACAGTCAATGCGGCCACCACGGCCTACAGCGCGACTAATGAAGTATCAGGCACTGGCTACACTGCTGGTGGCGTCACAGTGACATTTGGCACGGCGCCAAGCACCAGCGGCACAACTGCTTTTGTGACCCCCAGCGCCAGCATCACTTACTCTTCGGTCACTCTGGCCACAGCGTTTGATGCGGTCTTAATTTATAACAGCACACAAAGCGATAAGGCGGTCAGTGTCCACACGTTTGGATCGCAGACAGTCACAGCTGGCACGTTCACCTTGACCATGCCGGTCAATGACGCAAGCACCGGCCTAATCCGGATTGCTTAACCAAGGAGCAGCGGCATGGCTGCTTATGGATCAGGCTATTACGGCCTTGGCGTTTATGGCATAGGCAATGTCGTCATCAGTGGCAACACGGCCACTGGTGCTGTCGGCACACTTTTAACTGACAGATCAGTTCAAGAGGATGGAACGATTGCCACCGGCAATGTCGGCACAGTCACTTTCACAATAAGCATTGCCATCACAGGCAACGCGGCCACAGGCGCCATTGGGTCTGTTTTAGCGGAATCAAGCAAGGCAGTCACGGGCAACGCGGCCACGGCAGCGGTTGGCACTGTTTCGCCTGGCACTGCATTTGATGCGGTGGGCAACGCGGCCACAGGCGCCATTGGCTCTTTGGGTGTTACATCCAGCATGGCGGCCACGGGCAACACGGCCACCGGTGCTGTGGAGACGATGCTAGCTGAAGTCATCACTTTCCAAGACATTACAGGCAACGGCGCCACGGCAGCTGTCGGAAGTGTTGTCAATGTTATTTCAATTGAAATCAGTGGCAATTCAGCCACTGGGTCGGTCGGCATCATCTTTGGCTTTGGCTGGGGTGCGATACCAGACTCAGCAGAAACCTATACACCCATCAGCGACAGTGCAGAAACTTGGACCACAATCGTTGATAATTCAGAGACTTGGACACCAGTCTAAAAGGAGCATTAAATGGCAGATACAACCACGACAAACCTATTACTTACCAAACCCGAAGTCGGTGCATCCACTGATTCTTGGGGTACTAAGATCAATACAGACTTAGATAGCTTAGATGCTATTTTTAAGGCTGATGGCACTGGCACATCAGTGGGTCTGAATGTTGGCTCTGGTAAGAAGCTAATTACTACTGATGGAGCCACAATACAAGGCCTAACAGTAGGCCGTGGTGCGGGTGCTGTGTCTACCAATACTGCGGTGGGTGCTAGTGCTTTGGCGGCTAATACGAGTGGTGCAAATAATATCGCTGTTGGTTATGATGCTGGAAAAGCAAATACGACAGGGGCAAGTTTGGTTGCGATGGGCCGAAATGCGGCACTAAGCAATACGACTGGCAATGACATTATTGCAATTGGTAGAGATGCGCTATATTCAAACACGACAGGGGCAAACAACACGGCACTCGGCTCTGGGGCGCTTCTTTATAACACCACAGCATCTAACAATACTGCTGTAGGTTATCAGGCGGGGTATGCAAATGTAACTGGCGCAGAACACACTTTTGTTGGTTATCAAGCAGGTAAAAATACAACTGCAAGCAATAACACTTTTGTCGGTACACAAGCGGCATTTACAAACACAACTGGCACAAGTAACACAGCAATTGGTCGATACGCCAATTATTTCAATACTACTGGTTCTTCAAATACTTCTTTAGGTGAATCTGCACTTCAAGCCAACACCACAGCATCTAACAACACAGCAGTAGGTTATCAGGCGGGGTATAGTAATACGACAGGTGCTCAAAGTGTTTTTATTGGTGAAGGTGCTGGATATGCAACTACAGGAAATTACAACACTTGCGTAGGCGGTCGTGCGGGATACAATGCCTCAAGTGGCACAGTTAATACCTTTGTCGGCAACGGCTCTGGCGGCTCTGTAACCACAGGCTCTAAGAACACCATCATTGGTTCTTACACAGGCAACCAAGGTGGCCTAGACATTCGCACAGCAAGCAACTATGTCGTGCTGTCTGATGGGGATGGGGTTATTCATATGTCAAGCCAAAGTGCTGGTGGCGTAAAAATAAATATGTTTACTGCTGGTGCTGGAACAAACGCAGTAAAGTTTAATACATCAACTGGAGCGGTGACGTTTGACACATCATCTACTCGTTACAAAGACAACATTCGAGACAGCGTTTATGGCTTAAGTCATGTGATGCAGATGCGCTCTGCACAGTTTGAATACAAAGACACAGGGCGTTCTGATGTTGGCCTGATTGCTGAAGAACTTGACCCAATCATTCCTGAATTGGTTGGAAAAAACAAAGACGGACAACCTGATTCTGTGTCGTATGACCGCATGGTGTCTGTACTTGTCAAAGCCATCCAAGAACTCAAAGCAGAATTTGACGCTTACAAAGCAACTCACCCCTAAAGGAACAACATGACTACTGAAACTATCACCTCAGAACAAATTGCCAAGCACTACTCTGCTTGCTTGGACAGCGTTAACCTAATCAATGGTGGTAAGCCAGAGCGCATGACTGCTGAAGATTGGGCAGATTGCTTGTCACGCAACAAAGAACATTTGAAAATACAATTGGCAAAAGACTTCTGGACAACAGAAGACCTTGCACCATTGCAAGCTGCCTCTGTCTAAAGAGTGAATCATGGCGGAAGATGTTGACAAGAGGCTATCTGTGCATGAAGCTGTCTGCCTTGAAAGATACAACAACATAGACAAGTCACTGCGCGATGGCGACAAGCGCATGACGAAGATTGAATACTTGCTTTATGCGGTAATCATTGCGGTGTTGTTTGGACCAGGGGTGGCTGCCGAATTCGTCAAGAAGATACTGGGGCTATGAGAGACTGGGCCGTGGCACTCATTGCTGCGGCCTGCATCACTGCCTTTGTCATTTGGGGCAGTTTTGTCATCATTTTGTTTTGGCCATGATCTATGCTTTGGTGCTATTAGCAGCAGCCGCCGAATATCGATGCATCAGGTGGACATGGACCGGTGATGTTTACAATCGGAGGGTTGTTTGCCTTGAATGGAAAAAGGTAGAAAAGAAATGATTCCCATCGATCCAATGACGGCCCTAGCAGGGATACAAAGCGCCATTAGCATGGTCAAGAAGGCAGCAGGTGTTGCCCAAGACCTTGGCTCACTTGCGCCCATGATTGGCAAACTTTTCGATGCCAAGTCAACTGCTACCAAGGCCATGCTTCAGGCCAAGCAGTCTGGCAAGGGTTCCAACATGGGAACGGCCTTGCAAATCGAGATGGCACTGGAGCAGGCCAGAGCCTTTGAGGAAGAGCTAAAAATGCTTTTCATGCAGACCGGCAAGATCGATGTCTGGAACAAGATCAAAGCGCGCCAGGCTGAAATGGACCTTGCTGATGCCAAAGAGATAAGCGCTTTAAAGAAAGCAGAGAAAGCTGCCAAGGCCAAAGAAGCTGAAATGAACGAATTGGCCATGATCATTGGCGGTGTGGCTTTTGTTTTGTTTCTAGTCTTTGTTGGCGTAAATGAGCTGATGACATTCTGTGAAGCAACTAGAAGGTGCGGTCGGTGAATGAGTACCAAAAGACCTTTGACCTATGCCTCAAGATATTCGTTTACGGATGTGTGGCTTTATATGCCCTTGGTTTTCTGAAGTTTTTGCCAGATGACCTCTCCGACCGGATCGTCAATCTACTGCTGGGTAGAATAGGATTAGGCAAATGAAATATCTATTGCTTCTTTTACTGCTAACTGGCTGCGAAGAAAAGTATCGCTACAAGTGCCAGAACCCTGACAATTTTCACGCAACTGAGTGCCAGAAGCCTCGCTGTATGTTTACCCAAACTTGCCCTGAGTATTTAGTCGCACCAATCTTGGAGAAAAAAGTTGACGAAGTTAAACCTAACAACTGAAGATATCGAGGTCAGGGTCTGGAGCATTGTGGTGCTTGCTGTCACTCTGATTCTTTTCTTTATCGTGATTTCTCTTTTGTACTCAGTGACTTTTGTCACTCAGCCAATCAAGAGCATGGCCCCGATTGACCAAGCCTATACCAAGATGCTGAACGACATTGTTCTGCTCATTGTGGGTGGCATTGGTGGGGTTATTGGTAAACGGGCAATGACTTCTAAGCAGCAGCCACCACCCATGGGCCAGCAGCCGATGTGCCAGCCAATGCAAGGTCAATACGGCTACAGCAACAATCACGGCTTTACATCTAGCACCAATGGCATCCCAAGCCAGCCATTTGGGGCAATGCCAACATGGACCAATCCAGAGCTAGACGAGTCATGGACTCCTGGTCCACCACCCACAACGCCACCAGAGCATCTTGAGGATGACCATGAGCGCGTGCAGCTGGCAGCGGCCAGACAGGAGACTGATTGATGTTACCAATACCCCTACCCTGGCTCATTGTTGGTGTCTTGGTCTCATTATTCGGTACATACCGAGTGGGCCACCACTACGGGTGGCTAGAGCGAGACAATGACATGAAGATTGCCATTGCTAAAAAGAATGATGAAGCCAGAGCCAAAGAGGCGGAGCTTGGCGAGAAACTGCAAGATCAAGAAACGAAACTCAGAAAGGCCCAAGATGATGTCAAGAAAAAACAGTCTGCTATGCATGAGCTTGCTAGGACTGGCCGGCTGCGGCTCCCAGCCCCAAGTTGTCCACAAGCCAATGCAAGTGCCACCATTGCCACTGGAAATCCACAACCCAGCCAGCCCGATGAAAGCGAACTTGAGCGACAGACTATTGCAACTCTTATCGACCTCGCAGCCGAAGGAGACAAAGCCATCACCAAGCTCAACGCCTGCGTCAGCGCCTACGAAGAAGTAAGGAGACTTGTCAATGGTCAATAGTCAGCAGCTCCAGCAACTGCACATTGGCCCAGAGTGGGTCGATGCGCTTAATGAGACTTTCCAGCGCTTTGACATTTCAACGCCCCTGCGCCAGGCTGCCTTTATCGGCCAGTGTGGCCATGAGTGCGGTAATTTCAAGGTGCTGCAAGAAAATCTCAATTACAGGGCAGAGGCTCTGCAAAAGCTCTGGCCCAAGCGCTTTGACGCTGCCAAGGCCCAAGCCTGCGCCAGAAATCCGAAGGCCATTGCCACGGCTGTTTACTCGAATCG